GAATTCAAGAGGATCCTGGACTACATGAGTTGGGGGAGGAGGAGAGATCCATGCTGGATCCTGCGTTCTCTTCTGTGTTGGGCATACAGCTAGTGGTACTGCCTATTTCTTTATGCAGAATATTCCATCTCTGACCATATCTAGGCATTATAGACCTAGTGTCAGCCTACCTCTAGCTCATTATGAGAGACCCCCGAGGTGGGCAGTCAATCAGTTAGGAGAGACCCTCCCAAGGAACAACGAGACCACGGCTTCGGATGCAAATAGCAAGAGGTTTTATTGAACACACAGGTACCCGGGCGACTCAGTCTCTCGGAGGACTGGCGCGCCGAGTGGAGTTTCTGAGCTCATTTTATAGCAAAAAGCGCGGGTACAGAAGCGAGAAGCAAGGTAATTGGTCAGTTCAAATAAGGCCAGGGGTGAGCTCCGGTCATGTGGGAGTTCTTGAAACAGTTGAGGGGCACCCTAGAAACTGCTGTTGACTCATCTATTTCTGGGAACCATCTGTCTTTGGCCCTGGGCCGGCCCAGGCATGACCACAGATATCCTGTTTGGCCCTGTTCTCCTTGTTTTTCTCGACTTGACCTTTAGCTGTACTTCCCCTATGCTTTGGGCTTTTTACCAGGGTAATTTCCGTGCCTTGCAAAATGGCGTTACTGCAGCTAGCTTGAAAAACACTTCCTTCATTCCCCCATTTCTCTTGTGGATAGCTCTAATCTTAGAGCGGAATCAAAGGTTATCTTCGTTATCTAGGGTCTGATATTTCTGTCTAAGGACCAGAATTTTAACTGCACTTACTCTATTATTGATGAATTGGACTAACCTATTGATGATGCAGGGCCCGAGAATGAGCAACAGAAGGAGGAGTAATAGGGGCCCGGCGATGGTTGATAGTAGGGTAGTGAACCAAGGGGAGCTATTGAACCACCCTTCATACCAGTTTTGGTTCTTCTGGCGCTCTAGACCCCCGAGGTAGCCTGGCCTGCTTGGAGGTGCCTCCCCTTGGAGCTGGCTAGGGGTCTAGGGACTAGGCAGGCTACGCTGAGAGGTGCTCAGGGCCACGTGCAGGGCCCCTCGGGCCAGTCCACAGCACTTGGGTGTGGCCCAGGCCAGGTGCAGAGGAAGGAGCCAGTTTTTTTCAAACAGCGACCCTATCAGTCTCTTTCACACTCTTATTTCAAGTTTTTGGAGTTAAGGGAAGAAGATGGTGGTGGAGTTCAGTCCTTTTTTCTCTTCTTGAGCTGCTGGGCAAGATGCTGGAGGCCGCTGGCAGGAGACCCGCTGCCCATATTCTCCTGCCGATGCCCTTAGGCTCCGAGGGTCTCCTTCAGTGCCGTCTTGTCATGCGTGTGCTTGCATTTCCGGTGCTTGCCCTTGGGGGGCCGGCGGACTCGCACCGTCCGGATGGTCACCCGACTTTGGGTCGTTTTGGCTCGCTGCTCCTGGGAAGTCCCCGGGCTTCGGGTCACAGCCCGTGCAGCTGCCACTATCTCACACTTGCATGCCAGGTGGTCCTCCAGCGTCACCGTGGCCTTCTTAAAGATTGGCTTCTTCCGCACAATCTCGATCTTTCTCACCTGGACTGGCCGCAGCTGCACTTGGGTGGGCCGGCACTGCACGTTGCGGTTGTTGCAACAGCCGGAGCAGCGCTGCACCTCCACGCAGGGCGGCCACACCAGGAAGTTGGCATTGGTGCGGTCGATGAGGCGCCGGGAGATCTCGAACACCTCGGTTCGTGTCTTGCACTCGGCAATCATGGCTGGCTCGGCAACGCTCAGGGAACCCAGGCTCCTTTTCCCACGAGCCAAGCTCTCCAGCTCGCCACCAGAATGGGAGCGGGTCATGTTCAGGTCCAGCTCAGCCCCATCTTCTTTTCCGGAGTCTCCCTGCAGCAGGCGCTGGAGGTCATCGAAGGAGCGAATCGAGTGGCCACTCAGCATCTTATAGAGCTCCTCAGGAATGGGGTCCCCCTGCCAGGTGAGGGTCATAGGCTGGTGGGGGTTTTTATTTTGCAGACTCGTTCCGCCGCCGCCGAATACGCAGCTTAAGAGGATGATCAGCTTTTTCCAGCTCCCAGGACTCATCTGGTGCCGAGGGTGGTGCAGGCTTGAGGTGAGAAGCATGGACCCAGGCAGCGATACCGTCGACTTTTACCGCGGTCGGGGTGGTCAGCAACACCAGGTACGGGCCTTTCCACCGAGGCTCAAGGCTGCCGGGTCGATGGCGTCTGACAAGCACTTGGTCCCCGACCTGGAACGGGTGGGGGATTGCCACGGTACCGGGCTTGTACACCTCCTTGATCTGGTCCCAGATCTGGGTCCTCACAACTTCTAAAGCCTTTAAATGAGTAAATAAGACAGGGAGAAAATTATCATCGGGACCCAATGTCCCTCCAGACTCAAGTATGGGGGGCGGTCCCCCATAGAGAATTTCATAAGGAGTTAGACCAAACCGGCTAGGGGTATTCTTGGCTCTGAGCAGCGCTAAGGGAAGGAGGGCCACCCAGTCTTTTCCACCGGTCTCTAAGGCTAATTTGGTCAAGGTCTCCTTGATTGTCCTGTTCATTCTCTCTACCTGACCTGAGCTCTGGGGTCTATACGCACAATGTAACTTCCAATTTATCCCCAGTTGAGTGGCCAGTCCCTGACTTACCTGAGCAACAAAGGCTGGGCCATTGTCTGACCCGAGTACCTTAGGGATCCGAAGCGGGGTAGAATTTCTCTTGCAGACGGTCAGGGCCGTTTCAGTTTTGGTAGGAAAAGCTTCTACCCATCCGGAAAAAGTATCTATGAATACCAGCAGATACCTGTTTCCATACCGGCCAGGCTTCACTTCTGTGAAGTCTACCTCCCAGTACACGCCGGGGCGATCTCCTCGTCCCAGTGACCCTTCTCTTTACAGTACGCGCACTGGTCTTTGTCTAGAGGAGGTCTTCCATCCCTAGGTGTCTTCCTTGCCCGGTTGCCTAGGTTCCCTGTCCGCCTATCTCCAGACCCTCCTTCACTTACCACTGCGGCCAAAATCCTAGTTAAGTTTTTCTCTTGACGCCTATCGCGCCGCCTCTCTCTCTCTTCTGCCTCTTTCTTTTCTCTTTCTTGTCTTTCTTCTTCTGTCTCTCTCTTGTGGTACACCTTCTCTGCCTCTCTCACTAAATCTTGTAAGGAATAATCTTGGAGCCCCTCTAGCCTCTGTAACTTTTTCTTGATATCTGGGGCTGACTGTCCGGTGAAGGCCGTGGCAACCGCAGCCTGCTGCCCCTCTTCTGAGGGGTCAAACGGAGTGTATCTCCTATAGGCCTCCATTAGGCGTTCTAAGAAAACCGAAGGGGGTTCTGCCGGTCCCTGCAAGACCTCTCTTACCTTAGCCAAATTAGTGGGGCGCCGAGCTGCCCCTTTGAGACCTGCCACTAGAGTCCGGCGGTAGACCAGGAGCAGCTCCCTACCTGCGGCCGTGTTGTAATCCCACTGAGGTCGATTGAGGGGGAAGGCCTCATTAATGAGGTTCTCGAGTTGAGTAGGGGCCCCGTTGTCCCCAAGGACATTCTTGCGGGCCTCCAGGAGAATCCTTTCCCGCTCCTCAGTGGTGAAGAGAATCTGTAGGAGCTGTTGGCAATCGTCCCAAGTGGGCTGATGAGAAAACATAAGAGACTCAAGGAGCCCCGTGAGTCCTGCTGGATTTTCAGAAAAGGAAGGATGGTTAGATTTCCAATTATAAAGATCTGCTGAGGAAAAAGGCCAATATTGTAGAGGCACTAGGCCGTTGGGCTCGGCCGGGGGTCCTATGGCTCGGAGGGGCAAAATCACAGTGGAGTCAGGACCCGAGTCGTCTGCCGGACTGCGGGCACGGCGACTCCTGGTCCCCGCGGCTGGTCCCTCAGGATCGGAACTATCGGGCGCCTGGCCCGGCGCCGGTCCGACCGCCGGAGGGGCCAGAGGAGGTGGCAGGGCCGCCGGATAGGGCGGGGGCTCAGAGAGAAGGAGCAAGTCGTCTGTTGCCGGGTAGATGGGGGGTCGGGGAGGAGCGGATGGCCTCCCCGCAGATGGTCCTTGAGTGTTCTCTGGACTAGAGACAACAGCGATCTTGGCGGAGGGCGGCACCCATGGTGGGGGACTCTGGGCGAGGTCCTGCCACACCACGATGTATGGAACTTGGTCCGGGTGTCCTCCGGTTTCCTGAAAGACAATCCTTTTAACTGCAAAAATGACAGAGAGATTAAAAGTTCCCTCCGGCGGCCACCCCACGCCGAATGTGGGCCACTCGGAGGAACAGAAAGTCTGCCATTTTTCCTTTCTGATTTTCACGGACAGATTGTGAGCCCTTGTTCTCACATCTTTCCAGTGACCTAGAGTAAGGGAGAGAGGGGTAGAGTTATTTTGTCCCATTTCGAAGATTTCGAAGAGAGAAACTCCGACACAGAGGCTTATCAGAAACAAAACAAAAAGAAACCAGAAACGGCGGCGAGATCGAGTAGCGTAGAGGCAAGAGAAAGAGTCAGATGGCAGAGCGCGCCTCTCTAGACGCGGCGGTGGGATCAGAACACAATGATCCTCTGCCGAGGGGTCCACCAGGCGTCCCTGGTCCTCCCCTGATCCTGGGACGTCTCCCAGGATTACCGGGCGGTGAGCCCCCCGAACACGTCTGCTCGCTACTCACACGTCGCTCACAGAGCGATCAGCCCGGAACAAACTGAAACCAAAATGCGCGCACTCAGAGGGACAGTCAGAGTTACGGAGTTAGACACAGAAGCGAGACACAGAGCGATCGCTGGCCAGCTTACCTCCCGTTGGTGGGTCGGTGGTCCCTGGGTGGGGGTCTCCGATCCCGGACGAGCCCCCAAATGAGAGACCCCCGAGGTGGGCAGTCAATCAGTTAGGAGAGACCCTCCCAAGGAACAACGAGACCACGGCTTCGGATGCAAATAGCAAGAGGTTTTATTGAACACACAGGTACCCGGGCGACTCAGTCTCTCGGAGGACTGGCGCGCCGAGTGGAGTTTCTGAGCTCATTTTATAGCAAAAAGCGCGGGTACAGAAGCGAGAAGCAAGGTAATTGGTCAGTTCAAATAAGGCCAGGGGTGAGCTCCGGTCATGTGGGAGTTCTTGAAACAGTTGAGGGGCACCCTAGAAACTGCTGTTGACTCATCTATTTCTGGGAACCATCTGTCTTTGGCCCTGGGCCGGCCCAGGCATGACCACAGATATCCTGTTTGGCCCTGTTCTCCTTGTTTTTCTCGACTTGACCTTTAGCTGTACTTCCCCTATGCTTTGGGCTTTTTACCAGGGTAATTTTCCGTGCCTTGCAAAATGGCGTTACTGCAGCTAGCTTGAAAAACACTTCCTTCAATTACTGAGGGGTTCTAGTAACATCCTGGGGCATGATTGGCTGTGTTTCTGGAGTAAAGGGAAGTCCACTGACTTTTATTAAAATGTTTTTAACCACTAAACTTTTCACTGTAACCCAGAGGTGGGGTCTGTCTCCTTAGTTTCAAGTGTAATCCTGTAATGTGTTCCCTCTCCCCACACAACATTTACATGCACCTGCACTCCCTACAGCATGGAAATGAAAGAATGGATCATTAAGGAGCACACACACATACACACATACACACACACACACACACACACACACACACACACACACACACACCTCTGCTTTTATTGACATTATGTGACTGCTCTTAAAACTTTGTTGCTTAATTGGACTCTAAACTGAAATGAGGAGTCTCTTATCTAAAATAAATCATTGAAGTTGGACTGAGCACTTCGGTTGCCAAGAATTC